GAATCAGCAGAATGCAAAACCGGACTCGACCCGGCGGACCTGACGAAGGTCGCGAGAATCGTGTCTTTTACCTCGATCCCACCACCTACGGCGGGTCATACGCCAATCCTCCCTTTTATATTAAGCCGCTAAAGAGCGACGGCTGGCTCGGGATGGTTGAAGTGCTGTTCCCGGAGCTAAGCCCGTGCAAACCACAACTAACGGATCTCATAGATTTCGCAGACATCGAAGAGGAAATAACTAAAGCATACTCCACGATGCCAGAAGACGAGAGGATCAAAAACGATCCTGATTGTGTCATGGAGCTTCCCTACAATAGAATTTTGATGCGCCCGAACCGTGCCGGCATCGAGGGGATTATTCTAGCTACCTGTCGTATATTTGCTAGCACTCATTTACTTAAGAGTTTAGCAACAACCACAACCTTTTATCCAGCCTTTCCTAGCACGTTTAGCTCAATCTATGCAGCATATGTGGTAGAATCCATGGAGGCATCACTTAGAGACGCCCAAGGCGCTGGCTGGGAATTCTTCAACTCCTTTAAGGACGACGAATTTTGGTATGCGTTTCTAGAGCAATCCGTGCAAATGTATAGCCGCAGAATCGATGCGGATCCTCCAATGATTGAGGAACCACCGGCGCACGTTATCGACGCGCTGAACCGAATTAATGATATGAAAGAGCGCTACACTTATCCATTCACAGATGATTTAGATACTGCCCGCGATGCCGGAGAAGCCCAAGGCTGGCCATGGGATACCCTCGACAGCTGGAGAACCGAAAAGAATTTTGAAGCAATTCAAGCCACAGAAGAAGATGCCAAAATTGTATTGAAAGAACTCGTGATGACTGAGTTAAATGTAATGGGCAAAAAGTTTGTTGATAATTTGAAAGCTGTCGGGATGGCGCCAAAATATAAAGATATGGACTATTATTTTATGCAACGTTTCTGTTCTGGTGGTGAGCGGCTCGATCTGGATAAGGAAATCATTCCGGAAATCCAAAAACTCCCGACACCGGAGAATCCGGATCCAAACGACGATGGTTCCACATACCCCGGTCCATATTATACTGACGGCGGAGAACTCTCCACACAGCCCGAGGGGTATGACTATATCGGATATTATCACATATCCGAAGATGAAATGGGCAATGTAATCTACATGCAGGGCGAAGCCCACTCGGACACTCCGCACGGGGAGTTGACTGTATACGCGGATAATATTATCATACCAATTGGGGATGTTAAAGATTATGGGGAAGTGTCCAGCATAACTCCCGATGCTCCCTTCATACTTGAAAAATTCATTGAGATTAATGGTGAAAGGTATAAGGGCGGTACCCCCGAATCCGCCGGCTACAAAAAGGTTCTTTCCAACGATCCTAAAGTCAATTTACACGACATCTATCCCGGCACGCTTAAGACAGTTACTTCGACCGTAACCAATCCTGCCACTAACGAGGAATATGAAAAAGTAGTAGGAATAGAGGGGCATATGGGCGTCCGATATGGACTACAACTTGGAATAGTGATCGAGGGCAAAGCATATAGTTTAACAACAGTTAAAATGGACGCCTTGGATCTCCCTATTAAATCGTTTAAGCCGCTCGCCGCTGACAGCAATATCCTCTATTGCTTAATAAAAATGCTCAAAGAGGATCCTGCATTCTTAGCACTATCACGATACGTAATTAGCACTAGTAAATTTACGTCGCTTCTCGCGATTTATAACGATGTGGGTCTGTTGCCCTCTATCGGAGAGTTAACCACCCCGAAGGGCGCGAACAAAGAAGACACCGGCAAGCCCGGCATGAAGTACAATGCATCCGGTCTTTCCTACAATGAAGGCTGGGAATATGGCGGGGACCGACAACCAAAAGGGTGGACATGGGGAATCAGAGAGTGGGATGATTGGGACAGGGTTTTGTTAAGAAAATCTAAATCCCGCATTAAGAAAGTTTTTAAAGCATTTTATAATATTAGGGATTTCAACTCTGAAGGAGACGGCGAAGGTCTTGATTTTACTAAAGTTTGGATCAACAATCTCAAAACTGCTATGCTACCACCTGCTGGGATGAACCTCTTTAGCGGTTGGGCTAAATGGCGCCGGCGCAGTAATCCTTTCAATGCTGATGGTGATTTATGCAAAAAGTGAGTATTTATGGAAAGAGGGATTAAAATATGGCTTCAATAGGTGTTAGTTTGCCGCTGACAAAGAATTCAGCCGATGGTTTTACTATGCTTAAGACATTAGCGTCGACGATCAAGCAAAATTTTAAAATGCTCCTTCTTACGAATCCCGGCGAGCGGGTGATGACTCCAAATTATGGAGCAGGACTTAAAACTTATTTATTCTTAAATTATAGCGAGGATGTACATGAAAAGATCAGGGTCAAAATTGCAGAACAAACCTCTCTTTATATGCCGTCTATTTCTATTCAAGCAATTGATTTTGGCATGGAACCAGACCTAAATAAGCTGTCTATTCAAATTCAGTATGCAATACCCAATATAGGAATACAGGATTTACTAGAGTTTACTATTTAATAGTGAGGTTTTTTTAATGGCTGATGAACAAAAGAAAATTTTACCGATTAACTATACTCATAGAGAGTATCAGGGCATCCGGCAAGATCTGCTGCAACTAGCAGAAAGATATTACCCAGAAAATTTTCAAGACTTTAGCGAAGCTTCGTTTGGTGCCCTAATGCTTGATGCAGTTGCATACGTCGGCGATCAACTATCGTTATATCTAGATTATAATGTAAACGAGTCATTTTTAGATACAGCATACCAGCTTAATAACGTCGTGCGTCATGGTCGTGTTCTCGGATATAAAAATCCCGGTCGCTCGTCGACCCATGGCACTGTAGCTATATTTATTCAGGTACCAGTTACCACAACAGGGATGGGTCCTGATACACGGTATATCCCTACCCTGATGCGCGGCAGCTCCTTCACCTCTGACAACGGGCTATCTTTTGTTTTGACAGAGAATATATTATTCTCTGAACCAGTTAATCAAGTCGTTGTCTCACAAGTTGATAGTATTTCCGGCGCCCCCACTTACTATGCTATCAAGGCTTACGGTAATGTCGTCTCCGGTCGATTCTCACAAGAACAAGTTGTAGTGGGAGCTTATGAGAGATTTAAGCGTGTCCGAGTGGCAAACTCAGATATTTCAGAAATCATCTCAGTGTTCGACTCTGAGGGGAACCAATATTATGAAGTAGAATACCTTGCCCAAGATATGGTATTCAAAGAACTTACTAATCAAAATTATAAGAGCGATAATGTTCCATCCATTCTGAAGCCAATGTTGGTGTCTAGAAAGTTCACCGTAGAAAGAGAGGTGTCTGAGACCTATCTGCAGTTTGGAAGCGGTAATGAAGCAGAATCGAATGTCGTCGCTAACCCACAGCAAGTGGCAATTGATGTATTTGGAAAAAGTTATGTTACGGATACCACATTCGATCCAACGAGACTGTCCAAAAACAAGAATTATGGAATCTGTCCAGCAAACACAACTTTAACCATTACATATCGTACTACAAATCCGACCAACTCAAATGTCGCAGTGGGATCACTAAGCAGCATAAGCACCGTATTATTTGACTTTGAGGATCGGAGCAACTTAAGCGGACTCAATGTTCAAGCGGTCATTGACTCCGCGGAAGTTTCTAACGAGACTCCCATAATCGGCAGTGTCGCCGAACCGTCAACAGCGGAAATCAAGCGAAGAATCTTCGATACATTTCCGACTCAAAATCGAGCAGTCACTCAAAGTGATTATGAAAATTTAGCCTATCGCATGCCGGGGAAATACGGCTCTCTCAAAAGAGTTTGCATTCAGAAAGACCAAAATTCCCTTAAGAGAAATTTAAATATGTATGTTATTTCGGAGGATAGCTTTGGAATGCTTACAAAAACTAACTCAACTATAAAAAATAATTTAAAAACTTGGCTCGAACAGTATAGAATGATTAATGACACGGTGGACATTCTTGATCCACACATTATTGATATAGGAATTGATTTCGTTATTAAAACTGCACCCGGCACAAACCGTACCGATACATTAAACGCAGCTATCTTAGCCTTGACAGCAAAGTATGAAGAGTCATTCTTCATTGCTGAACCTATGTCAATTAGCAGCATTTATAGCACGCTTAGCCAGGCTGCGGGCGTCTTAGACGTTGTTACAGTAAAACTACACAATAAGCTCGGCGGAAGTTATTCTTCAGTTGCGTTTAATGTTCAAAAGAACCTATCACCAGATGGTTCCTCACTAGTTGCGCCGGCAAACGCCATATTTCAGATTAAGTACCCCTCTGTAGATATCAGAGGAAAGGTCAGGTAGAAAACACATGATTAGAAAGTATACAGCTTCGGCGGACACCACCATTGTCAACGCCTATCAGCCCAATTTGCAGACTCGCGGAACGGGCGCAAACATGGGAATGGCTGACGTTATGGAGGTATTCTCTATTTACGCTCGCCAAACGCCTAGCAGTTCTAAAGCTGAAGGCTCTCAGGAGCTATCTAGAATGCTCGTTAAATTCCCCACTTCGGGCATTTCAGCCGACAGAACAAGCGGACTTGTGCCAGCCAGCGGCAGCGTAAGGTTCTATCTTAGCTTATATAATGCTCAGATTTCCAAGACCACACCGCGCGATTACAAACTGGTAGCTTACGCGGTTTCACAATCGTGGGAAGAAGGAGTTGGTTTAGATCTAGAGGGATACACAGATTATACTAAAGGCAACACTGGCGCCAACTGGATTGACAGAATCAGCAAGGATGTGCCGGAAATCACCAAGTTTGTGTTTGGTTCTGGCGCTCCAAGTACTTATGCCGCCGGCGCCGGAGCAAACTATGTAAAGCTTTATGACACATCAACTCGCTATAATTTTTGGTTCAAAAACACTGGCGCCGATACCCTCCCAGTAGCCACTGGCACAGAGATCCGAGTTGACATTAATGCATTATCCACAGCCGCAACAATTGCTGCAGAATTTGAAAGAACCGCATCCTTGCAGAGTGGGTTTTCAGCGAATATTGACCCCCTCGATGCTACAATAATATATGTCACAGCCAGCACCTCTGGTTCTTCAACCGATACTAGTATTTACGGTACTTTGAGCACTCTCACGATCACAACCCCGCAGGTTGGCGGCAATGCTAGCCGCTGGCAAGCTGTCGGCGGAAGTTATTTAACTGGCGGATCTTATCCGTTCTTTGAGCAGACCTTTACAACTGGCTTAGAGGATTTAGACATTGATATTACATCTATGGTTGAATGTTGGATAGCCGGCACCTACGATAACTATGGAATGGGCATCCAGCTTTCTATGAGTTATGAAGCCTATTACAAAACAGGAACAAGCGCAAACAGCGCATCCATCATCAACAACACTGAAGGTTCTACCAAATCTTATTATACAAAGCGCTTCTTTGCGCGAGGTTCACAGTATTGGTTCAAGCGTCCGCGCATTGAGGCGAGATGGGACGACACCAAACAGGACCAGCGCGGAGACTTTCATTATAGTTCATCGTTAGCGCCTGCCGCCGATAACTTAAACACCCTTTTTCTTTACAATTACGTCCGCGGTCGCTTGGTAAACATTCCACGCCTTGGAAATCTTGACTCAGGGCGCAAAATTTATGTGAGCCTCTACTCAGGCTCTTCGGACAATTCTGCCCCAACCGGCTCCAAGTTGTCGTCCATCGCCGCTAGCACTCCTATCGGCGCCGGCGTCAAGAACATAACCGGCGCATATGTCTCGACCGGCATCTATTCTTGCGACATAGGGATCGCGTCTTCATCAATCACACACTTGTTCGATGTTTGGCACGACGGCACCACCGAATACTTTACCGGCTCAATCCAGCCGATACTTCAAGATGGCGAAATGACGCGTCGAACACCGATTCATTATCTCAACATCACTAATCTTCAGAACGAATATAGGGCTGATGAGACCGCACGCATGTATCTTTATGTAAGAGATAAGAACTGGAGCCCCACAGTCTATACACAAGCCAACACTAACGTGGCAACGACCGCCATTCAAAGCGCATCTTATCGAGTGTATCGTGTATTAGATGGCTATTCTGCTGTTAGACACAGCACCGGCTCAAATTATGCAACAGGGCTATCCTACGATGTGTCCGGCAATTACTTTGACTTGAACATGAAACTACTGGAACCCGGCTACGAATACGCGGTCAAGTTTGCGTTTTATAACAGCGAACTCAGCACGTGGAATGAACAAGACGAAACATTTAAGTTCCGAGTAGAAGACTATGAGTATTAAGAAACTTTTTGACGCAGTAAACAAA